AGAAGTGATGACGTGGGGAATAAATTCAGCAAAGTGGAAAGCTGCTGAAGAATATTGCAAAGATAGAAAATGGAAATTCGTAATTATGACAGAGAAGGAATTAGGAATTAATGCCAACGGTTTTTGATAATCTAATTACGCAAGGTGTTCGTGCAGGACAGATTCCTGCTAGGACCGATGCAGCGCGCGCCTGGTATCGCGAAGCCGCTAAAGGCAAACGCAGGGTCAATGAACGAACACTGCTGTCAAGCGATAAGACTAGGCAGACGGGAACGATCAAACCCGGTAACATGTATTTGTTTCAGTACAAAGCCAAGTATGCCGACACTCTTCCATACTACGATAGATTTCCGATGATCTTCCCATTTAGGGTCGAGGGCGACAGGTTCTGGGGTATCAATCTTCACTACCTCCCCCATAGACTAAGAGCGCAGTTAATGGATTCGCTGTACGATCTCGTAACCAATCAACGGTACGATGAATCAACAAGAATCCAAGGTGCTTGGTCTACGCTAAATAGAGCTGCAAGAGCTAGAATTATTAAACCATGTGTCAAGCAGTATTTGTTTTCACAATTGGAATCGAGATTCTTTTATGTCTATCCTTCTGAATGGGACATCGCATTGTTCCTTCCTCTCGAAAGATTCCAGGGTGCATCAAAGACTCAGGTCTGGTCACAATCACAAAGAGCAATGAAAGCATAACAAATGTTCAGTATCAGCGAATTCAAATCTAACATTGATCAGAAAGGTGTTCTGCAAAACAATAGGTTTATTGTCGATTTTGGTCTGCCCGAATATCTGAAGCTCGATAGAGGATATGAAGATCTAAATCTTGTTTCGTTAAGATGTGAAGCTGCCTCTATTCCCGGGATATCAATTACAACAATCGATATGCCAAGAATAGGTTTTGGTCCTCTCGAATTCCAACCCCATAACTTTACCCAAAGTGATATTGTTCTAACATTTCTTGTAGATGCTCATGGATCCGTTCCAAAGCTATTCTATGATTGGTTGAATACAATTGTCAATTTTCAAGTGTCAAGAGGTCACAGCGGATTAAACAGAGTCGTTGGTCTGGGTGGTATTGAGAAAGCGTATCAGTCCGGTGCATATGAAGTAGGTTTTAAAGATGACTACAGCGTCAATTTGAACATTACTGTGTATGATAAAGATCAACAGTCGACTGGCTTGGGCACAAAAGTGATGAAGTTGACGGCTTATAAAGCGTACCCAAAAGAGATGACTTCTATTGATATGGCATGGGTCAATGATAGTGAGTTGATGAGAATTCAGGTTGCCTTTACATATACTGACTTCAGTATTGAGTATTTTAAAGATAAAAGAACTTTCGATACTGGTATTGTGCCGCCTGGTGAAGGAACGAAATTCGAGGAATATAATTTTAGTGGTTCTAAAAAACAACTTACACCTAACATCCCCGATGAGCCTGATCCCGAGCGTCCTGATGAAGATGAGTCTACAGTTTCACCCGCCAATGCTGCTCAGTTTTTGGTTAATCCCATTGGGTTCGTGGCGGAGCAAGGAGTTAGAGCTGGTCGAAATCTCGTGGATTTTTTTACCCGTAACGATGAAGAATAAACATATTGGAGTGAATAATAATGCCATTACCTAAAATTGATAAACCTTTGTTTGATTTGAAGATACCTTCTACAGGCAATACTGTACAGTGTAGACCGTTTGTTGTTAAGGAAGAGAAGATCCTTCTTACAGCACAACAGTCGGGGACTGAAAAGGATATCATTATTGCAATCAAACAAGTATTGAATAACTGTATTCAAGAGCCAGGATTCGATTGTGATAGTCTAACAACTTTTGATCTTGAGTACATGTTCTTGAAGCTAAGAGCACGCTCAGTAAACAATATCATCGAGGTTTCGTATCGCGACAACGAAGATGATAAGGTCTACGATTTTAAGATCGATCTTGATGAAGTTGAAATGCTTAACGATAAAGAGATTAACAACAAGATTATGGTCTCTGAAGATGTTGGAATGATTATGAAATTCCCTTCCGCATCGATGCTGGATAATATTCCAGAGGATATTGATCCTACAGATCTTGTACAGTTCCTCATCGTTAATTGTATCGACCAGGTGTTTGATGCTGACGATGTATATCCTGCTGCTGAGGAAACTGAAGAAGAATTAAATGCCTTTATCGACAGCCTCGATGTTAATGTCTATAACGACATTAGAGACTTCTTTAATAGCCTTCCAAAACTTTATCATAAACTTGAGTATGAAAATTCTCTAGGAAACAAAAGAACAATTGAACTGAATACGTTAAGAGATTTTTTTACCTGGGGCTGAGTCATAACACACTTGTAAATTACTATCAAACGTTATTTGCAATGGCTCAGCATCACAAGTATAGCATTGACGAGCTTGAGAACATGATGCCATATGAGAGGGATATCTACGTAGATATGCTCCTTGATTTTCTTGAGAAACAGAAAAAAGAAATGGAAAAGAAGAAGTAGCAAATGGCTTCAGGATTGTTAAGGTTTTTAGGTGGCAAAGCGCTAAGCTCCGGCGGGAGAACTGCGGCTGGTAATGCTACACGACAAGCCGGCCGCCAGGCTGCTCGTAGACGCCTGGGGTCTATGAGAAGGAGAAGGTTCCTCCGTAGGGCTGGGCGCGTTGCAGGTGAAGCTGCGCTTTTTGGCGCAGGCCTTCTTGGTGATTTTTTGAATAGATTAGCTCGTGGTGGTGCAGGGGCTGACGGTGGAGTTGGTGGTTTAGGTGGTGGCTTAGGTGGAGGCGCTGGAGGTAGTGGCGACTTTGATATAACGCTACCACCAGAGGTCGCTACTAAAAAAGCAAGCAGAATTAGTAACCCTACGCTTGTTACAATTTCTAATCAAATTACTGATCTAATAAACATTGCACTAGGTATTGCTCAGATTGCAAAAGAAGAGCGGCAAACCTTAACTGCATCGTTAAAAGCTAGAGAAAGTGGATCACAAGAAGCAGCGCTTGAGTCTGGTGCTGAAATGATCCCAGCTACAGGTTCTGGTGAAGACATTTCTCCACTTGATGATTCTGTTCAGGGTTTGATCGCTGCTATTAATGAGCTGAGAGAAAGAATTGAACAAGGTGGCGGTGGTGATTCACCATTTCCAGATCGCAATAGGCGTGGGAGTCCAAGGACCGGCGGCCGCAGTCCACTTCGCACGGCGGCGCTTGGGCTTTTAGGTTATACTTTATCATCAGCCCCAATGGCGGCTGCGATAGCGGGGATCGATGTATATGCTAAAAAGGCTGAAGATGAAGGCAAGCAAAAGCATGAGCAGGGTATAGCACGTTTTGGCTTGACGGGTAACAACATTGATGGATACAAAATCAACGGCCTTGATGCCGGTCAGGCAAGCGATCTTCCATTGTATTATCAAAAGGTTATTGAAGGATATGGTGTTGCGCGTGGCTCACCTGAAAAACGAACGGAAGCCCAAGAATGGGTTCGAAAGCATAACCCCGATGGCTCAATAAAAGAAGGGGCAGAAGGGGTTACTCAAAGAGAACGTGAACTTGCTGAGAGTCGTTCTGTCCATAACGAAGCCGACCGCGTTGCTAAAGATCTGCGTGCCGCCAACGATGCAACCCGCGCACCAGCCAATTCAGCTGCTAGCAATGCTCCGACCCCACAGCCAACACAAACCTCTGGGACTGCAATATCTATTGGGGCACAACCCAGTCCCGCAGCGGCCGCGGCCGAAGCTGGTACTATGGAAGCACCTGATCAACAAGCGCCAGTTAATGCTCAGCCATCACCACAAACAGCTCAACCAGAACAGCCAACTGGTCAAAGTGGGGCTGCAATCGATGCAGCATCAGGGCCAGGTTCTACGTCAACCCAGGCAAGGGGTAGCATAAGCACACCGCCGCCTACACCTTCGCCATTTCCAACCACAAGGCCAAATGCAACAGGGATGGGCAATGTTCCGGAACCATCTTATACGAACATGGGCGAAATAGCTAGTAATCTTTACTTCGGCGCAAGAGCAGAGGCGCTGGCATGATCGATCAAATTATTGCAGCAATAGGCGAAGACAATATTGAATCAACCGCTGAAGTTGAAAAGGTTCGTCGCGACTATAATAAATCGATTAAAATGGTATCGGATAGTCTTACGGGCTTGACTGATGCTTTTTATGATATTCTAGCTAGCCGTACAAACGTTGCGAATATTAACAGAGCTGTTTTAAAAGCTAGAGAGTCACAGTCACGAGAAAATATGCTTGAGTCGGGTACTCTTGCATCGATTGTGACCCAACCTCAACCTGTATCTCAAGAAACTACATTCAACTTCGACGACTTAACGTCAGCTATTAACGAACTCAACGCCGCGATAGATCAATATGGTCTAGGGGGTGATGATGGCTTTGGTATAGACGATGTAGCGGAGGGTGGGCGGGGACGTCGAGGTCGACGGGGACGTCGAGGTCGTAGGCTCGGCAATACTGTAAAAATAGCTAGTGGTGTGGCCATAGTTGGAGGATTAGGTTTAGCAGCTACACAAGCAAAAGCTAGTCCTTCATTAAATACAGACATAGCAGGCAGTACAGGTAGGCCATCTGGGAGTATAGGAAGGCCTGGGCCATCTCAACCTCTTACGGTATCCAGTGGCGTTGGCGCTGGTGGAGGTGAATACATTGCAACAAGCGGTGGTACCGGTGCATGGGCAAAGGACACAGCGTTCATCGCTCGTGTTAATAGTGTATCACGTCGCTTCAGCATAGACGCGAATGACCTACTTGGTCTAATGCAATCCGAGTCGGGAATTAACCCTCAGGCTAGAAATCCAAACGGTGGAGCCACAGGATTAATTCAATTTATGCCTGCTACTGCGCGCGGGCTTGGCACAACCACTGACGCCCTTTACAATATGAACCGGGCGCAGCAGATGACATGGGTTGAGCGATTCTTTGACTCAGTTAATTTACCTCGTGGGGCTGGTCCAGGTCACCTATACACATCTGTATTCCTACCTGCATATGCAAATAGACCATCAAATTTTGTTGTAGCTAGGCAAGGAGCCGCAAATGACGCCGGAGCTAATAGATCTGGTTCGTGGTATGCCGCGAATAGTGGACTAGATGGAAACCGAGATGGACAGATTACCATTGCCGAACTCGGTGAGAGGGTTAGTAGAAAAAGACAGGAAATTGGCCTAGGCCCAAGCCGCAGTCAGGGCGGTGGGTCGTTTGCCCAAGCTGCAACACCAGCCGGCGGCGCAGCGCTTGGCGGCGGTGGCGGCGGCGGAGGCGGTGGTGGCGGTGGTGCTGACGGCACCAGATTAGTAGGCTCTGGAGCATTCATTCATCCAACTGCCAATGAAAGAATAACAAGTAGGTTTGGACCACGAAGACGACCAACTGCAGGTGCATCGACTAATCACAAGGGGGTAGACTTCGGCCCAGTAAAACCAGGAACAAAGGGTGATCCTATTTACGCT